GGTGGGTACAAGTAATGCTTGCTAAATCACAGCGTAGCCTAAAGAAGTGGACTAAACAGGACTGGGGAACTAAGTCAGGTAAGCCTAGTACGCAGGGTCCAAAGGCTACAGGGGAAAGATACCTACCCAGAAAGGTTAGACAAGCACTGTCCCCTCAAGAGTATGCCGCAACATCGGCTAAAAAGAGGCTCGACACTGCCGCAGGTAAGCAGTTCAGCTCTCAGCCTAAGAAGATCAGAAAGAAAACCAGACGCAAGTCTCTACTAGCTTAGTATTCCCACACCACTGGTGTAGTTTCTCGGATGTCCACATGGATGAATGTCTTTGCAACACCTATCCCAGTAAACCCTAGACGCATAGCCTCACTAACAATCTTATATCTCTCTGCGCCACCAGACACAGCTATGTCAGCCGCTATACCTTGTGCATGAGTTCCGGGCTTAGACTTACGAGCCTCGATAGGATGAGAGGGATCACGATACCCTGAAGATATAACGAAAGGGAATCCACAGGCTTTTCTCAACTCATCTAGCTTATGTATGAACTCATCTTTCATTTCGTTGTTGCCAGTACACTGACAGTTAAACTCTTCTTTTCTAAAATATCTAAACATTATTCACCTCTATACGGATTCGCCAAAAAGTCCATGCCCTGCCAAAGTGCCTCTACTTCCTTGTCAATCTTATCTAGGCTACCCTGTATCTTATCACTATTCTCTGTAGCTAGTTCAGCTTTTTCTACAGTCACCTGCATCTCAGTGACTAGCTTCTCTACATCAACCACTCTTTCCTGTAGGGCTATGAGTTCCTTCTGACGCTCCATGATAGTCTCAAGATTACCGCCCAAAGCCACAAGTTGCTCTTGCATCTCTGTGGTATCAGGTATCTGTATAGACTCTACCGCCTCTAGTCTTGAGTACAAACTACTGGCTGTCCATACAGTACCACCTATGGATGTACCTATCGTCAGCACTATGGCAATCCACACACCTTTAAGTTTAGTACCACCTATATTAACTTCTGTATCAGCAAGCACTAGTATTCCTCACAGTAAAAACAATTGTCAGCAGTTGGTCCAGTTTGATAGAAGTCACCTTCTTGCCCTGCGCCCAACACATCAGCCGCACTCACAAATGCACCCTCTAAACTATAAATCATAACCACGTTAGTAGTATGGAATGACAAAGAAGCATAACCAGTAGATGAATCAAATGACGCATCGTAAGCATTCATAAAGTCATCACCCATCATATCTACTTCTGCCTGCATATCCTGCACTAAGCCCTCATCATTCTGCACAGCAACAAAAGCGGCAAAGGTCTGTGCTGTCTCTTCCACTGCATCAAGCGAATCATTGTACGCATCAACATGGGTGTCAGTAATCTCAACATCATTGTTAGCAATAAAAGACTGTATCTCTTGTGCCTGTACAGCATCGCCACTCTCTTCTGTCTCGACTGCCATGTCATTAACAACAACAGCTTTTATCAATACCTCTGACGCGCCCACAAATGCGCTTACAGCCGTGTTAAGCTCATGCTTAGCCTGATCTACTTGTTCGTCTACAAACTCGTTAGCGGACATTGTATAGACGGCTTGCGTTGTCATTTGTAAAGCATCATTATACGCTTGAGCTTGCTCATAGGACAATTTACTGTCATCCACCACACTGTCAGGTGCAATTAACCCCTGATCAGATAATGTTTGTAATGCAGATACTCTCTGTATGCCTGAGTCAAATGTGTCTACAATACTTTGACTGGTATCAACTAAGTTAGATACATCAATGCTGTGGGCGGAAACGCTCAGACACGCTAAGATTGTCGCTAGTATCTTCTTCATCTATAATTACCCCTATTCCTAGTAGTTGGTTGTAGTGTTCTTCTTTGTCTTCATAGTCAGGAATAAATAATGTCGGGTTATTCTTCATGGCTATAAAGGCATTCTTTCCAAAGACCATGCGACCATTGACTAATATGGGGCATGGTGTTCCTGCGATAAACATGGCGGTCCAGTTATTATTATTCTGACACATCCTAGACACTGCCGCGATAGACATACCCATGTCTTTCAAAACCTTACTGTCTTTCCTTCTGTTACATTCCTCATCCTGTACATAGCGACCACCATTGATACCTAGTACATCTATCTGCATGCCACCACTAGCTGAACGCAGACAAGTATCTTGCCCTGATGACATAAGAGATGGAGATATAGCAGTGTTTACTGGGTTAGGCTTTCCTGCCCCTGCCCCTACATTCTGAGTTGTAGTGCTTGTTGTAACATTGTGACTATTAACTGTAGAGTCTTGAGTGTTATTGTTCAAATCACCATTCTGTTGGCTATCTGACGCAAACACTGAAGTAGATAACAGTAATAACAGTAGTCTCACTTACGCAAACTCGCTAGTTTGCTAACACCCTTAATACCAAAGCTACTAGAAATAGCTATGAACAATAAATACTGATACCACTCAGGCAGTTGCGCTAAAGCCTGAAAACCATCTTCAACACGAATCACAATATCTGGATCGCCAACAACTATGGAATAACCGATCATGAAAATAGGAATTGACAAAACTATAGTCCAAAATTCGTCACGCCAGCTATTTTGAGTAGCATCAACAGCTTTAGATTCCCACTCAGCATCGTTCTCAATTACTTTTAGTTTAGCCTTGTGTTTGGCTTGTTTTTCTTCTGCTTTATTTTTTAAGTAGCCACCAGCTATATTAGCTATAGGACCTACTAATGATTGCCACATATTACACTCCAAGCACTTTCATCATGCCGCCTAAGCCGAGAGACTCACCTACTATCACAAGCCCAACACCAAGTGCTAACCACTTAATCTGAAGTAATGATTTGTTAATATTGTGTAACTCATCTCTTAGTTCAGATGTTTGATTATGCAGTCTTGTTAGTTGATTAGAGTGATTATCTACACGCCACTCTAGCTTGCTAACTCTTGGCTCTAAGTTTGACATTATTCTTCCTCAAGGCTTTCTTTAATAGAATTAGCATACGCGCTTATAAGAATGTTGAGTTCCTGTGCGCGCATTTGTAAATGATTTAGTTCAGCTTGCAGTGCATTAACACGCTCCACCTGCACAAGTTGTGCATCATCTAAATCTTCTTCTGTATAAGTTTTGTCGTCAATAGTAATCATTACCACGGAGTTCCTGTAATTATTGATGGTGTTGCTTGTTCAGCTAGGTCAGCATCTAGTGTTGCCTCAAGAGACTCAGTATCGAGAGCCTCTTGCACCCATGATATTACATTAGCTTCTGTAAGGTCAGCATAAGCTACATAGCCTTCAGCAGATGAATCTGGAGTGAAACTACAAGTGCCATAAGAGGTCGCTGTGTTGTCACCAGATGCCTTACTTACCCGCCAGTGTGCTACTACTACACCGTCATCTGTGTTTCTTTCTAAAGTTGAAATTGTAAAGTTCATTTAGTTGTTCTCCAGTTCTGCAACTCTGTTGCGTAGTGATTGTATTTCTTTAATTAAGGTTGGTACTAGTTTACTATAATCAACACCCATCATGTCATCTGCTGTTTCTCCTTCAGATACAGCTTCAGGTGCTACAGACTGTAACTCTTGTGCGATAACACCAAAGTCTTCATGCTCTCCACTTCCTTTCCAGTCAAACTGTCTGATTTGTATTGCATCAATCTTAGCTCCTGCATCCCCTGCATCTTGGATGTTTTCTTTAAGTCTTTCATCAGATGTGGACACATATTGTGTTGAACTCCCATTTGTGCGTATTCTTCCTGCCTCGCCATTAATATTATTCTTGAAGCTAATCATGGTTGCATAGGATGTACTAGATGAACTATAAACGTTCTTAATTGTTAATCCTATACCGCCATAAAGTCCTGCACTTGCAATAGAGTTATTATTGCTTGTTGCAATAAATCTGTTGCCTTGAACGCCCCCATTTACATGAAGTCTTTGTGATGGACTAGTAGTGCCAATACCCACATTTCCTGATGAGGTAATACGCATTCTTTCTGCGCCACCTTCAGTAAATGCTATGGTGTCAGCCGCAGGGCTAAACATACCTGTATTTGTGTCATCACCAAATGTGTATGAAGGCGCAGAGGCAGAGCCGTCACCTGCGTTGACAACGCCAGATAAGGTTATATCTCCACTAACGTCTAATGCTGTAGCAGGACTAGTAGTACCAATACCTACGTTGCCTGACTCATCAATACGCATACGTTCAGCAGTAGTTGTAGTATCTGTTGGTTTTGTTTTAAAAACTAATTGATTTGATACTGTGCCGTTACTGCCATTACCTGCATCAATAACTAAGGCATTAGTAGTTCCTTGTTCAATACCTATAGTATGAGCCACAATCCCGCTATCAGTCTTAAACTGTAATAACGCACTTTCTTCGCCTGCACTATTATCGCTGTCGCCCTCAATAATTATTTTAGCGTTTGTTTGCTTATAAATATGCAAGTCTGCTGAAGGAGTAGTAGTACCTATACCTACGTTGCCTGATGAGTCAATCCTAGCTGTCTCAGTGTTACCATTAGCAAATCTTACATAACCATTAGTTTGATAAAGACTACCACCGCCCTCTGTGTATATATCGTACTTATCACCGTGGAGAGTGCCAGATAGGTAGAGGTCTTTGAAGCGTGTAGAACTTCGCCCTAAGTCAATAGCGGCATCTCTCCCACTTCCGTCATTAGTAACTGGCTCTACGCAGTTATCTGCATCCCTAAACTTTATACCTGTTGTACCTGTATTTAAGTAAAGGTCGCCACCTTTAGTACCAATAGACCCTACAGTTGTGCCGTCTTTGCGGAAGTCTAAAATAGTTCCATCAGATGTTTTTCTATTAAAATGCGCTACCGTACCATTATCTTTAGTTACCGCTAATGTCCCATTACTTCTAGCCTCTACACCTACGTTAGCTAAATCTACTCCAGCCTTACCCACCAATAGGTTGCCAGATGAGTCTATGCGTAGTCGTTCAGAATTGTTAGCATACAAACTCAGATTATTACCATTGACTCCATAACCATGTGCTGAAGCTGTAGTATTACTGTCAGATACTTGTATAAATGCAGTTGCATCAGAGCTTGTAAAAGTAGCTACTTTGTTGTTTGTTCCTGAGTTAACATCTAGAGTAGTTGTAGGACTAGTAGTACCTATACCTACGTTGCCTGATGCAGTAATCCCACCAGTAACGTCTATACCTGTGGATGTTGTGGTTAAAACATTGCTTCCTAAGTGTTTTAGGTAAACAGTGCCACCTGCTCCGCCGTCAACCATACTGATGTAGCCATTACCATCTGCATCTTGCAAAGTAATGTCCGTACCTCTAATACGTAGATTTCCTGTTCCAACATCCGTAATATAACTATGAGACCCATCATGATAAATCTGTAGGTCAGAACCTGCACCAAAGGTAGCCTTATCGCCATCACCAAAGCTAATGTCGTTACCACCAGTAGTGTTACCAATAGCTAGAGTTTGGGCTAATGTTTCACCACCACCGCCGCCACCTGCAATAGTGGTTGTTAATGTAGACCCATCCTGTTGAGTAAGCGTAAGGGTATTGTTACTGTAACTTACTGAATTTATCTTATCGTTGTAGGCAGTATCCCAGTTACTTGAATTGTAGCCTGTAGCAGTAATTGTGCCTGTTACACTAATACCACCGCTAGTGGTTGCCAACTTAACACTATTATTATGGTATAAACTGACAGCCCCACCATTAGTAGCAGTAATGTAATTTACTGTAGGTGAAGCTCTAAGATTAAGGTTTGCAGCATCAATACTTAAATCACCTGCTCCACCCTCAATAATAAAACTTTCAGTGCCACTAGTTCCCATTACTAACTGTGAGCCATTAAATGCTATTGCTTTGTTTTGGTCAACTAACAAACCTTCAATAAATCTTGTTGTTCCTGTAACATTTCCGCCAGATAGCTTTAAGTAACGCCCATCAAGACTAGTAGTTATTGTGCCGCCATCTCTTTGCGTAAGAGTGTAATTACCATCACTAAATGATGCAGACGTTATTATGTCGTTATATGCTGAATCCCAATTAGACTGATTATTGCTTGTAGCTTCAGGATCGCCAGTAGTAGCGTTAAATGCTAACAGCTTGCCTTTACGCGCATCCTTTAATGGCAACTCCATAGAAGACGTAGTTACATCATCATCTTGCAATCTAAGGCTACGATTGACTGCTGTTTGCTGTTGGTTAGTAGCAAGCCATAAACGGTCAAAGTCATTATTTACATCTGCGGCTAAGAATGCACCACTAGGCTGATAGTTAGTGTCTCTATCTAAATCCATAGCCATAACAATGTTAATTACAGCGCCCTGTGTAGGATGTATAGGGTTGTTCTGTGCATCCACCAAAGTAAATGTAATAGTGCTGCCAGACGCATTGCCTACATTTTGTACAGTGTAGTGGGTATTTAGAGTCTGCTTGACACCATCGAGGTATACATCGACATCAGCCGCTTCGTTAAGCTGAAACGTATAGTTATATACACTCTGAGCTGAACCTGCTGTGTAATCGTTTCTGGTTGTGTTTGCTGTAACTGTCATAATATCCTCTTAATCTTGCACAAATTCTGGGGTTAATTCACCTTGTTGCCACCACTGACCTTGACCATATTCAGTTTGTCTTTGTCTTGCCATTTTATTTAATGTTCTTTCCCTATTAGGGTCTACTTCTTTTCTAAACGCTTCTATCATGTTGTCAGTAAATAACTGCGTATACCATGTATCTGGCGTCAAACCTTTTATAAAGTTTAATCCATCGCCTAGTATGTTTGTATCTTCGCCTTTTAATGCGTCTTTAATATTACCTTTTGTCATCTTAATTAACTTAGAAGCTGTAGAAGCCTGTACGCCTGCAATGCTTTCAGTTAAAGACTGCCCATACTTTTCTGAATCAGCTAACAAAAAGTCTGCAAACAATGAGCCTGCGCCGCCCATAATAAATGCGTCAAATAAAAATTCACCGTCTACGTTTCTTGGCGTGCGCCCTTTAGCTAGTTCTTTTGATTGCACTGATAAACCACCCATCATAGTAGAAGCCGCAAAAAAAGTAGTTAGATAGGATATTGTGCCACCCATTGTTGCTTGTGACATGCCACGCATCCAGTGATTCATAGCTACAGTTATAGGGAATGATTTAATCTGCATTATACTGCGTACTGCCTGACCTACCCCTGTACCTCTTTGTGTGCCTGCTGTTGTAATAGCTTGCGTTCTAGCATCCATAGTGGGAGTAGCATATTCCATTTCTTGCAGTATCATTCTATGAAACTTCATGCTTTTATCTAATGTTACATTAGCAAACTTAGCACCTTTGAAGTCAAGCACTTCGGTCTTTCTGAAGGCATTCCAATCTTCTTTAGTAATACCATAACGCTCTAGCACTTCCTTAAAGTCTAAATCATCAAATGACTTTTTAAAGCTATCAGACAACATTCCTGCAAACTCCATAGAAAAGCCTTTTTGCATAGCCTGTGTCCAAGCCTCTAGCCCTGATGCTCGTAATGTCACTTCAGCAACTTTAGCTGTTGTTCCAGAGCCGTATGTATCAGTGTATCTATTTAAGCTATGCGCTCTTCCTAAGGTGGTATCAAATACAAAGCCCATTCTTGCAAGCACGTTGCGGGCTTCTTCGCCACCACCTGCGGCTTGTTCTTTCAATAGTTGTGCTTGTCGCATGAACACTTTAGTCGCGCTCATTTTATTGTAATTAGCTGTAATTGCAGTAGTTGCTACGTCAGTAAACGATGCCAATGCCGCGCCGCCAAGTTTAGATGCAACCTCTACATTACGCCATGCTTGCATAGTATCCGCTATTCCAGTTACCTGACCGCCATTTACCTCACCGCTGATAACTTTATATAAGTTGTCGTAATATTGTAGCTTTGCCCCACCCAAAGGTTTGCCTCGTTTTTGCGACTCTCGCACTGCATAGTTTTTTAAACCCTCATACATATTTTTAGGGTTAGTTCCTAGCACTTGCATTAACGCAATATCGCCTGCTTTGTCTTGTATGTGGTCAGTAATCGTTGTAAATATATCGCCTCTACCAAATTTGTTTTGATAGCTAATCCATGAGTCGCCATCTTTGAAGTATAAGAATCTTTTTTCACTGCCTTTGCGTGACAGTTTGCGACCAAGACCTCTAGGCGTACTTAAGCCTTGCGCTTTATTCATGCCGCCCGTAGTAATTGTTTGATAGGTGTACCGTAAACCCTCATTAAATTGTGCATCATCTAGCGGCTTGCCTAAATCATCTAGCATCTTATTTCTATCTAATAAAGGCTTTATGTAATCAACCCACTCATCTTCAGACAGTTTAGCGACTCTTGTCATGTCGTGTTTTTGTGGCAATATCCAATCTTCATTTTTACTAATACTGCCGCCTACTGCATTAAAATCTAAACGTATGTTTTCCATCATTACGTTATAATCTTTTGCAATTTGCATTATGTCTGCATCATCTACAGCCTTGCCATGCAATGCGCGTATAAGGTTATTAATGCCTTCTTTATCTTGTGACAATCCAAAAGTAGTAGTTCTAAATCTTTCTAAACCGTTAGCCCAACCTGCAAGGAACTTATTTGTATATGTCTTTTGCAAAAAATCCACATTTGCATAATTAGCCTTACCTGTTATATCTTTGCCCATCAAAGATGCTAATCCTGCACCTAGCCCCTCTGGGTGTGAGTCTGCGGCTTCTATCGCATTAGATAAACGTATAGCATCTACAACCTTTTCTCTTCGTTCGCGCGTTAATGTCTCAGCAATATCTCTAATTATTTCTGCTTGATCAGGTGCGGCAAGTATTTCATCAGCCATTGTTTTGCTAATCTTTTTGCTCTTAACAGCTTCATTTATACAATAATTAAAACTAGACACGCGAACACCTCATTATTGACTCTAAGCCTTCAAGATCATCATCTATAGCTTTGATTACGTCATCAGCAGACGTAAAGACAACATTTCCATCTTCGTCTAAATCAAACAATCTTTTGTTTTCTAAAGTATTGTAGATAGCCATTTCCTCATTGTATGCTTTAGTGAAGCCTGCTTCAGTAAGTGCCGCATCTTGCAAGTTAGTAGTATCAGCTTTAGGTGCAGGCGGTGTAGCCTTTGGATTATATTCTTCTGGCTTAACCGTATAAGTTTCTATAGCTTCTCTCACAGCCTCATTGTTTTCAAGGATGCGTAAATCTTTTTCTATATTAGCTTTAAACAAATCGTTAAACACTGCTTCAGCATCATCTGTTGCTTCTAACTTGTTTATCAAGCTATCGACTTCTTTTGCACTAGAACCATCTGCATCTAACGTCTTCAGCTTATCCCTAAGCGACTGTATTGCGATTTGACGCGCTTCATCAATAGACTTGACCGTACCTTCAGCAAACCCTGAAAACGCTTCTAGCGCTAATTCCTCGGCTCTAAAGCCCTTTTGCAATTTTAAATTCTCAGCTATCTTTTCTATTGCATAAACAGATTGTGTTTCTGGTGTACTGTTTTGCTGTATCCAATCATCTAGTTCTTTTTGTACTTTTGCATCAAGTGATGGCACTTGCCCTTGTTTAATTCTTTCAAGTTGTGATTGTGCCGCTAATGCTTCTGCATCCTTGTTAATTTGTTGCTGTGTTCTTTTTATTAAAGGATTGTATTTATCACGCAATGCTTTTCTTTCCGCATTTGCTTCAGCCTTTAATGCTTTTTTATCTTTTGTTTTTTTTGTAGCTTTAGTTTCTTTAGATAACCGTTTTGATATTTTATCTAAATCTAGCTCTAATCTTCTTTCAAGACTTCTTAGTTCGCCATTTAGTTTTTTTCTTTCTGGCACTGTAAGCCTTTCGCCCGCTGTAGCAGTCAACTTGCTAGTTTGCTCGTTAAACAATTTTGTTCTAACAATCTCTATATTTTTTGCTGTTGGGATGCTTGCGGCTTTACCTTCAATTATTGATGGTTGCCATTTTATTGGCGGCTTAGTGTATATGCCTTCCCTTACACTTAAATACTTTGCTGCTTTTTCTGCTGACTTTGCTAAATAGCCTGCTACGCCTTGTACACCGCCACCTAATACGCCCGCTGTAAGGGCTGTAATGCCTATTACGCGCAATGAATCTTCAACTGTATATGGTGAATCAATATTATTTTTATGCGAGTAAACTAAAGGCTGTATAGCCATTTCAGAAGCTAATGATACGCCTGCCATATTTCTTGCGCCTAGCATTGACCTGCTTAACACGCTGAGACCTTTAGCTCCTGCACCTACACCGCCAAATGGCAATGATGCTATGTTAATAGGGTCTGACATATAAGAGCCTGCCATGCCTAAAAATTGTGCAAACCCATTACCACGCTCCATAACATCTTGATTGCGCTCTCTGCGCTCTGCAAGCATCTTGTTCCGCTCTTCAAAAAGCTCTCTATTGCTTTTAATCAGTCCAGTATCTTCAGCTAATTTGTCATAGTTAAACGCACCATTTCTATTTGTATATGCGTTCAAATCCATACCGTCTTTTATTAACTGACGAACTGTATTTTTTCTATCAAAATATGCTTGGTTATTAAACAAAGATGAGTTAGACCTTTCTTCATCTCGCACAAAACCATAAGAAGCCTGCATAGTTTCGTAAAACGTAGGGTCATCAGGAGCATCATAGTCTATAGGGCTAAGACTAAGTAATGTTTCTCTGTAACCACGTTCTGATAATAAAGGCATATATATCTCTATTTAATTAAAAGCGTGTTGTTCTTTGCTCTAGTACATTCATTTGCGCTTCTGCTAAAGCGGCTTGTTTTTGAGCCGTTCTTTCTCTTAGCTCTTCTTTATATTGACCAAGAGTTTTACCAGTACGCAACATGTTGTCACTTATAGTTTCAGCATTTACAGTAAACTCTAACGGCATTCCGTTTGCGTTAAACACTGCTTGTCCGTTTGCGTGAGTCACCAGATACTTGCCATCTTTAATTGCTACAATTCTGTCAGCATTTCTAATTAATTCTAAGTCCATTTTAACTTGATTGTCTGGTTTATCGCCTGCTATTTTACGGTATTCAAGCTCAGACATATTGTCAAAATACTTTTCTAAATCATCACTCGATACATCTTTAGGCAGGATAGTTTTGAATCCACGCACAGTTTCAACATTACCTGTTACTGCTTTTACAGCACTTTTAAAAGCATCTTTGTCAAAGTCTGCGCCTTGCCCAACTGTGCCTGCATAATATGCAAGACTAGCTTCATACAGGTCTGTTGCGTCTGCATCTGGTACTGTATCACTGCCAATATATTCATAAAATTCATCGAGTGCATCTGTTTTGTCTGCACCTTTAACCGATACGATACCTTGCTTGAGCCTGTTATTACCTTTAAATATACCTGTAGATACTGTTGCATCAGGATGCGTTGCGCCTTGTGCATATACGCCTGCATTTTCTTCAGAAAACTGACTCCATATTCCTGAATCAGCACCATATACACGCGCTATAGCCGTTTGTTGCTCGGCAGTAATATCTTCGCTATTAAAGTATTCAATCAACTGTGTTGTTTGTGATGCAGTTAATATAGGAATTTGTACACCATAATGTTCAGATGCTTCTGCCGCTTGCTCTTTAGCTAAAGCAACAGACTCAGGCGTAGGGTTCAGTGGATTAAAGTCACCTAAATCAACAACACCTTGTTGTAAAGCTAGTCCCATTGGGTCTTTAACTAATGCTTGTTGTATCTTGTATTCTTGCGCTTTCATTTTGACTAAAAGCTCTGCACCTTCTCTACCCAACTCTTCTGCTTTATTTCTAAATTTTGTTCGCTCACTAGTAGGTTGTGCAGAATATTGAGCAACTTCCTGCGCGTCTCGTATATTTTTTGCTTGATCTGTACCTTCAGACATATCAATAGCTTTTTGCACATCTTCTGGATCAGCTGTACCCATGCCTATCTGAGCGACTACACCGTCTACATACTCTCGATCTTGCTGTGCTTCGCGTTTGTTTTTAATTTTATTTGCGTACTCTCTTTTACCCAACCCTGTTTGCGCGCTATCTGTAAACTTTTTCCAATTATCTGGGTCAACGCCTTTTGGTATTTTACCTCTTAGGTCATCAAGATAAGCGTATGCACTTTCTGGGTCTTTATCAAACAACGCGTTAATTTTGTAAAGTTCAGACTGCTGATTAACTAGATTATTAAATTGTTGTTTTGCCGCAACTGGATCAAAGTCTTCATCTACTAAAGCTCTAGCATCTATAGAGGCAAAAACAGATTGTTTTTCTACTGCAAGAGCATCAGCATCTCCCATTCGCGCTAAACGTGTAGCCTCAGTAACACCGTCATTAATGTTACCTTTGTGCAAATTAATAGCAGTTTCTTTTTGTTTAATTTGAAAATTAGTGTTTATCGTTGTTTGTGCAGTTAATATACGACCACTTACATCTTGCCTAATTGTTGGGCGCATTTCTTCTGGCGCACCCTCTAGCAACCCTTTTAAATATCCATCTGTTGCGTTTTGAAACCCTGTAGGGTCATCTTTATAAGTTTCTTTGTATTCAGCAATTTTTGCGCGACTATCTTGCTCACGCTGACTGCGTACGGTAGAGTTTAATGCCTGATTAAATTGTGCCGAGCCAAACTTTAACGCACCACGCTGTTCAACTTCACCGTATGTAATTTTACCAGTTGCAGGGTCAACAGTGCGCGCTTCTTCTGCCGCTTGTACTGCCTCGCCAACGGCTTCTTGCTCACGCTTAGTCTTAACAACATCACGAGTAATGTCATAAACCTGCTCACTAAGACCTGCAAGTGCGCGCATACGAATTTCCCCTGACTGATCTACACCAGTAGGGGCAAACTTTCCATATCTTGTAATAGGTTTAATAGCCATGTTTTATCCTATGTTGCTTTTATATCAGCGGCAGTGCCTAACAAAGTGCCAACAGCACCAACCCTTCCTGCGAAAGCGGCGGCTTCACCTTCTCTAACTAGTTGACGTTGTTTTAGTTTTTCACTGAGACTTATAGCCGCTTCGCTAGTGGTTGTTTTTCGAGCAGATTCTAAAGATACACTTTGTGGTGTCGCGCCACTTATACCACTCATAGCCATGGCAACCTGATTAGCCGCAATCGCCTGATTTAACTCTTCACGCCTAGCAAGCTCTTCAGTCTGAGCGCGTAAGCGTTCTTGTTCTGCCTGACGCTTCATTTGTGCTTCTTGCGCCTTACCTGTTTGGTATTGCCCATACGCTTGTGCCGCACCTGCTAATGCAATTAACTGCCACATAATAACCTCTAAGAACTAATCTCGTAATCTATTGCTAATAAATGAAATGGTGTTGGGTCTGGCACTGTAATCTTAGGAACAACCTCTCTACCCCAACCGTTACCACCGTTATTATCTTCTATAATCCCTGTAGACGGCACTAAAGATGTATTTAGTGGGCTACTACCAGAATCTCCAAACTCTCTAACAGGTACAGCTACACCGTCTATATTAACACCTGCTGAGTTAATAACGCGAAGATTCATTCTATCCACGCGCTTTAATGCCATCTGTATATTATCACCACTAGCCATTATGGTGCTTAACGGCATAGGCTTAACAGTAGGTACAAAGTTACGACCTACCTCTATAGTAACATTAAGTTGTCTTTCTGCATCTGAAAGTTCTACTACATTAGCATACTGTGCCGCGTATCTTGGTGGCAATACGCTATTACCTGCTACAACATTAATAAGCTGAAAGCCTGATAAATGTTTAGTGCCTGTTAGATATTGTGGATGGTAATATCCACCACCTAAATTTTGTGGCTCAAACTTAACGCTCATATCCATTAAGTAATCTAATGTAAGTCTTGATAATGTAAACTCATAACCACTAGCAGGAGAGCCGCCTGTTTGACATAAAACGTGTAGCACATTGTTTACTGTAACAACTTGCTTATACTTATCTACAGTGCCGTCAAAATCTGTACTACTACCTTGTATCTCACTACCATCAACAGCTACTCTAATCTGATCGAACTTAGTAAAGCCTGTAATATCTTGATCGCGTAATGTGTTCATTACTACAGCAGTGCCATCAGCGTTAATAACAAATACATAGTTAGCATCATCTGCTGATACCGCAGTAACCGCATCCATGTCTACAGGAGAGTTAATCAAATGTGATGATAGTACAGACATATCAACACTTCTGAAGCCTTCTTCTCTGTAATCAAAGATAAACTGTCTAAGTGTTCTGCCATTGCGGTCTACAAATAATGTAGTGCCATCTAGGGCTAGTGTAGGTACATCTTCACTAAAGCTACCATGTTGCGTTTGCTGTTGGGCATCAAGCGTAGCAGGAGTATTACCTGTAATACTGTACTCTGCGCCTTCAGTAAATACTGTAACACCACGACCACCAGTAACATCAACAATAGCACTTTTTGAACCGTTAATAGTAAACAAAAACCCTTCGTTTGCTTCGCCTCGGTCTACTTTGAAATCAAAATAAAATCCTGCTTGTGATGCCATTAGAACCTGTGGTTTCTCGCGTGTACCGCCTAACCATAGTCTACCTTCTGCAAATACACCGAGATTCGGATAGCCCCTTGTAGCACTCCAGATAGGCTCTTTTGTATCATTGCCTTGCACATACCCATTGAATGTTATTGGGTGTGAGTTTGTAGTGCCAAAGCCTGTCATTAAAGGGTAATCGTTAGCAGAATCGCCTGCCATTGTTACGGTGTATTCATCAGTTCCAGTTCTTGCAACTGTAATGCCAGAGTCACCGAATACAGGCATATCTTGTAAATTAATTTGCATAGACCTTGCTGTGGCAGTTTGCTCATCAGTGTTAGCATCGCCATGATAAACAATTTCTTTACTAAGAACCCCATTTATTTCTAGTTGATACTTATCGCCTGCATTAAAATTAGCGTGAAATGTTACTATTGCTACTGCGGCTGTTGCAGTTGGGCTATTTCTATCATCAAAGTCATATCTAGGAATATTAGTAAACGTAGGAGTGTCGTAGTAAAACAACCCATCATTATTAAAGTTGTACACCAAACGTCTAGGCGCAACATTGTTGTTGAATAGTAATAATACATTTTCGTTACTAGCAACACGATTAGGGTAGTTCACACCTAGCCCATGATTAATGTCTTGCAAGTATGTTGTCGCTGTATCTGTAACTCTAAATATACGTAAGTTAGATGGTTGGAAAAACAACAAGAAGCTGTCATTCTTACTTACTTCAAACTTATGTAATTTGTAATCTTCAGATATGTTAGCAGTATCTAACTCATAAAAGTTAACATCCTTTATAGACATATACGCCAGACCTAATGGAGTGCTTGCTCTACGGACTAATCTCCAATAGCGTCTGACAAATGTATTTGGACCGCCAGTAGTAGATACAGGAATATCTACTTTGAGTCTCATATCTTGATCAAAGTTTGTAATCTTAGGTACTGTTATGCTTTGCTGTACATTATTAGTATCGTCTTCACCCCACGGACCATTTGCATCGCTAGCACTTTCTAATAAGAACTCTGTGCTTGTAACATCTTCACTAAACTTAATACCAACAAGGTCAATAAAGCTAACAGTTTTGTTAAAAGTAGGAGTATTTGAAAAGGTATTTTCCCATATTACTACGTTAGCATTAGAGCCTATGCCGTCGAACTCTACTACAGTTGATGTGTCATTATCATTAAGATCATTGATGGAACTGCCCGACTTTACATTGCTAGAACTAAAAGTAAAACTACCAGTAATTCGGACAGTTTTACCCTGCGGAACATCAATAAACTCAGAACCCATGCGCCTTTTTACCCCACCTTGTGGAGTAGTAACTACATTGGTAGCAATTTCCATGCCCTGATAGTATTGTTCGAGGTCTGTTCTAGCTTTGATGTTTTCAGATAACTCACCACTAACAAACTTGTTTTGAACAAAGTTGCTTTTAGCCATTAGTACCTCACATCAAGGAATGGTCTACTCTGTATTGGTGTAATAGGGTGTTGCTGACTATCAGTGTATCGAGCCATGCGAGATTGGTTTTCATACTCCATAGCCATAACTTGTTTAGTAGTAGCGTTATCACGGATAGACATAGCAAAGTCTTTAGCTAGTGCATACTCAATCATCTTAGAAAAGTACACAGGAAACTCTGCTTCAGAGACATTAGCAATATAGTCACAGTACAAGTCACCACTGTGATTTATATAAACCTTGTCTTCAATAATTTGGTATGGCTGATTTGGATTCAGCTTAATTAGTGTAAGTAAGTCAGCAGGCAAAGTGTACTTAGCGTTCCACTCTGTACCAACAATAGCTGTAGCATCCTTGTTAAGTTGTGCTTTCTTACGAGCAAAGCCCCAACGATACTTTGTTAGTTCGTTTTGCACCACATTGTCATACAAGTTATTAGCTACAACCTGTGCGCGAGAGTTGCCAGTCAGTGATGTTATTGGCAAATCACCTATCAGAATTAATGCGTTAGAAATTAAATCTATTTTACTAGCCATGATTTACCTTTATGTATAAATAAAAAAAGGGGGGCGAACCCCCCTTATGGTGTTACTTATAGTACGTTGTCGTATCCAATACGAACTACGCCTGCTGTATCACGAACAGCCGCGCCTGCTTTCAACATACCGTTACACAAGAAAGAAGTCTTTTGTGGAACGTAGTCAATAGAGGTTTTCATATCCATACCAATAGCAAGACCAACAGCTTCTTTGCTGTAAGCGTATGCTTTAACAGCATTAGTTGTACCATCTACAGCCAAACCGCCTTCACCAGCACTGCCTGAACGGTCTTCCATTACAATAACTTTAAAGCCTGCAAATGTATCAACTTCACCATTTACTAGAGCTTTAACATTAGCATAATCAGATGATGAAATTTTTTCAGCACCTAACAAGTCAGACAAACCTTTAGCATTAATGACAGTAAACAAGTCGCCTGAACCTACACCATTTTCTACTAGTTTAATTTTAGCCGAAACAATATCGTCTGGGCTAAGAGCAGTAGTATCTAAACCAACAGATGTGACAGTAGCGGCATCTAATTGTGCAATTACAAGTTGGTCAAGTCTACGACCCAATGCACCTGCAATAGTAGTAGCTAGCTCTTGTTTTTCGTCAAAGTTTACTTCAGCTTGATCAAATACATCAGTGTACTCTGGAGCATTCCAGTTTGACAAAGTTGCAGTGATAAGGCTGTGTGCAACATCCATTGGATCAACATCAGCACTGGTAGCTTTTTGATTAGCTAGACCTTTGCCCATTGCACGAAACTTGTAAGTGTCACCAACTACGTTGTTACGCACAGTTACGGTGTCACGAAGGAGAGATGCGTTTTGAAACGCGTGTTTTACCATGCTGTCAAATTCAGTAACAGCTACTGGAGATAAGTTAATACTCATTATAATATCCTCGAAAAAGAGATTTAATTTAAAAGTTTTTCAAGGTTTTAGCTGAGTACCCAATAAATTTGGTCAGCATCCAACCTAAATTTATCGAGCCTTAGAAAGGGTATTCGATGCCGTATTATAACACCGAACACCCATACTTGTAAATATCAACCGCCAAATGATGCCATCATCTGTTGAACTTTGCGTTCGTGGTTAATATCCACACTGCGAAGAAGATTGCCTTTCTCATCTTTCTTAAACATTTCTGCTTCTACATCTGCCCACGTTAATCCTGCAGGATGCTCACCACCCTCGATAGGAAGTTTAGCAGGGACAGTTGCCTTAACGATAGCTTCAATTAGCTGTACGCTTTCAGCGGTTGTTACTAAGTCTTGCACTTGAGTATAAGTATCTGCGTCTAAGTTGTTCTTTAAAAACCCTTCAACAGTCTTCAGTCGTTGCGTAGCGTTTTCACCTAGCTTCGCCATCTCTTGTTCAGCAGTGACTTCTTCAACGGCTTGCTCTTGTGCTGTTAAAAGTTCCCATGCACGACCATACGCCTCTTGAGACATATTGGTATCTTTAGCAAACTCAGTTAATTCAGCAAGTAACGCATCATCTTGCTCTACACCTTCAGGGGCAGAGTAACCATCTTTAGGTGCGCCTTTAAATCCACCAAACTTTTTTTCTAGTTCAGTGTATGCTTTGGCTTGCTCTGCTACTGACTGGTACTTATCTGCTTTGTACCACTCTGGGGTTTCACCTGTACCTTTAATACCTTCAGCTAGAAAATACTCGTTCTCACTTAACGTGGGTTCAGCATTGTCTAACAAGGTATCAGAAGTAGCTTCTTGTACTTCGGCTTGTTCGTCTGACATATTAACCTCTTACTTTAGCTTGTTGTATTAAATTGATCACATACTTCACCACTCCAGACTCACCATTATGGTAAGCCGCTTCATAGTTCACGTTCTGTGATTCAAAGGGGGTATCGTTGCCGTAGATAAAACGAGACGTTAAATCTTCAAGGACTCTCTTTCCTTCAGGCGTAGAGAAACAGCCATTGTATGCCTTAGCAAGTTCAATGGCTTTTATTCTTTGCTCTTCTGCGTATTTAGATTTGGTTTCCGTAGAAGCCTTGTCTATTTTGTTCCAACTCAAAGTGTAGTCTGTCCTTGCATTGGTTGCTCACCTTTCGTAGCACCCTGTTCAAATGCTTGCGCTCCTGCTTGCATTACTTGCTGTTTCTCAGCATCACTTCGTATCAGACTTGCAGGAACTCCTGCTTTTTCAGCAACCCAAGATGCGAACTCTTCAGTCTTCAGACCAATACGCGCTTCATCTGGACCTGCTGTTGTTAATACAAACTGTACAGCTTGTTGAACATTAAGTATATCTTCAGCGTCCTGCTGTCTTGCTAGTGGTGACATAAATTTAATATCAATGTCTCTACCATCTAACTGAAGAGGCTGTATAAGCCCTCTACGAGTTAATATAGCAACAACACGCTTTATAATAGGGATTAATACTTCAGTTTGCAAGCGACCAAACGCAGAACCAATACGTTTTGCTAGTTCACGCGACTCAATAGCTACCTCTGTAGCTGATCTAACTGCACCTGTTGGATCGCGCAGATCGTTAAATAAAGCCTTTTTAATATTCATTTGTAGATCATTAATAACAAATTGGGACAACTGCAAGTTAGCACCAGTGTCTAAGCGTCTTAAAGATGGGTTAGCGTTGTTGTTAGAACCAACTGGAATAACAACTCCGGGGCTTATGCTAATATTGTAGGGGTTAGTCACGCCATCATCAGTAGCAGTGTACATACCTGCAAGGTCGATTGCCGCCTTTTGTAGGGTAAACTCTTTAGCTTTATTCAGCGACTTAACATCAGGCAGTGCTTGTAGGGCAGGACCACGACCACGAATCTCACCTGCTACTTTAGAGTAACGACCTGTTACCCACGGTGATGACTTACCGTAATCTTCAGTCCAACTTAATGTATCTTCTTTTCCTACCCACAGACAACCGTAATAGGTTTTAGATTTCTGCAAATAAACAACACCCTCATAGGCTTTGACCATAGTGTCAGGCTTGTCTTTGATTACTTTAGCCATTGATGGAGATGCTTTAAATCCTTTCCACTTGCGGGGCAGGTCTTTTGCTTTGACCTCAAATCTACGCCAGTGTGTTTCTACATTTCCTTGTGGACCTTCCTCAAACGCAATACCTTTCTGTGGGATAGCATTGAAGACAATAGGCATATCATCATCTTCATCTTCGTCAATACGAAGTGTGCCTGTACCAATCAAGAGGTCTAGTGCATGCTCATAGAACTGTGTAGCAAAGTTAGAGCGGTTGATGTAGTCAAAGACTTCTTCTGCTTGCTCTTCAAGGTTGCGTCTAATGTCTTCTTCTGAAACGTTAAACTGACCTGTTTGTAGAAGCTTCATTATGCGAAGTGATGGCTCAAAAGTAGCCCAACGCGACCAGATAGGGGCTACGTTTTCTTGTAGCTTACTTGCACCCTGTTGGATAGCCTCAAGAGCAGTAGAGTCGAAGATTTTATCCATCTTCTTTTGCCCTGCAACCACAGTTTCAAACAAGTTTCGGTTAGGAAGAAAGTATTCATACGCATCATCAAGCGTATCAGTCCAGTGTGTGGCGCGTTTAAAAGCGTTAGCTTCGCGTTTTTTAAGGTCTTGAATAGTGCCAAGTTCAGATGGTATCTTCATTATAAAGCCCTATCGCGCTTTTCGCTAGATATAGCTTTGCTATGAACAACATCTTCTTGCTTCATGCCAGTGTCAGGCTTAATACCACCAAGTAATGACTTAACGCCTAACTTGCCGCGAGCCTGTGCTTTTAACATGCGCTCTGTTTTAGCACGTTCTCTACGCAAACCAAGTTGAGTTCTTTTTTCTAATGCAATTTCTTCGGGTGTTGGTTCTGGTGGTTTAGGTGCTGATCCGCCCATTGTTCTTCCTCATGTATTTGTACAGTTGATATGGTGTCCAGATAAAAGGCTTGTTTATTCCTAATATCTGTTTCGTATGCCCTACACAAGTATTTAGCATGAATAAAAAGCGTCTACACTTTTTGGGCTTATAACCTAATAGAATATAATTATCATCGATTATACCATTTTTTGCGTCAATCGTGAACAAGTCGTAATCATTTGTTGACTTACCGCAAACAATTAGCCTATCTATTGATGGTTTTACCACATAACAGTGTCTAATTCCTTTTTTGAGAAATGGACTCCACCAATTAGAAGAGTCATTTTTGAACACTACATACACTTCAGAAGACACTAAAATTAACCTTTGCTGTTGTAGGCTTAGTAAACTTACCAGTCCCACGCAATGCAGAGCGACCTTCGCCTTCTCCTTGTAGGGCGTACTCAAGTGCTTCTACAGGGTGAGAGTATTCATTTTTATCTGGTTCGTCAGTGTAGTGTTCGCCTGACTTCTGCACTCTACGGTAACAGAATCCGCCTTGTAGACCTTTACGAATCATAGAGGCTTTGGGTAGGACAACGAATCGTGGCTGTCCATCCATACACATTTCTTTCATGGGTACTTCTAGGGCGGCTCTACGTTTTAGAGGGTCATTAGATGCTGTTGGTTGACAAGGAACACCTGCCGCACGAAGTATCTGGAATGGTGTTTCCGAGTTGGCTTGGTTTTTATTGTTGCCAGAAGGATCACCCCACCCTTTGAACTCATGGTCAGGGTACTTTTCTTCAATATATCGTTTAAGTGTAGGTGCAAAATCAACAGCACCAGAGTCAGTAAGTACCATCTCATCGAAACATATCCATCTGCCTATGGCAGTTCGTTGTATAAACGCACACGCAGGTGTACGACCAAAGTCCATTCCTAAGACGATAGGGTAGTCAAGGGATGGCTCAAAGTCATCCATGTGTTGACAGTGTACGCTATCAGTGTACATAGGATGTACTGGCTTACCGTTCGATACAAAACCATATTCATTAGCTAAGTTTACCTTTATCCAGTCATCAGACTTACCATTTAGACCACGCTCATAGTAGCCATCAGGCAAGTTCTTTAAGTTTTCAGCTTTAGGGTTTATTTTCCACTCTTCACCGTCTTTGTAAACTCCCCCTGCCTGCCTAAAAAATGACCAATCTTTGGGTCGTTCGATCTCGGCTAGTTTAAAATACCAGTGGTCTTCATCAGGGGCGTTAGAATCTCCTAGCATTCCATGATGTGTAGGCTTAATTCCTTCTTTGGGAGAAGGGTAACGACCATGACGTAGGTCTAACATATCTAAAACGGCTTTAGAATGCTCTTTCGTCTCGTTTAGCCACACCCAAGTACATTGTATACCCCTTGCCTTTTTAACGTGTTCAGGGCGGTCAAAGGCGATAAATACGACATCACACTCAACCTCTGTTCCATCTTCTAGGTTGAAGCGCATAAAGTGTGTTGGGGGTTCTTTATTGCCTTGTTTGAAGTCACCTAGCTCCCCATGTATCTCTAACCAGTCTTTTATTGTTGTAGAAAACAGTTCAGAATAGGTGTTACGAGCCGCAATAACTCTCGATAAACGCTTGTTGTAGTTTTTGTGTTCAGGGTCAGAGACAGGTTGTTGTTCACAGATAAGGTCTAACAGTTTAAGTATACATTGTACTGTTTTACCAGAACCTAAAGGTCCCATGATAAAAGAGTTACGTGCGCGACAATCAGAAAAGTCTTGAAGAACTTGTCCCTGTGGGCATAAATCGTATTGTATTTGGCTCATTTAATAAGAGACTTTTTCTTTTTTGCTTGTTGATAGAATGGGCTTTTGCCTTGCTCAATCATTTTTTTAGCATGGTCTGCCGCTTTTCTTTGTATTGCTTCAGGTATAGGCACTGCATCTTCTTTAGTTCTTAGAAACTCAATTTCATCTTTAGACAATGTTGGGACTAAACTAGGCACT